TGCCCTCTTAGCCAACCTGCGAAGTTTAGATGGGCTACTGTGTTTCTTAGTTACAGAAACATCCTCATCTAAGTCTACTTGGGTGGAAGCGTCTTCCTTCCTAGGCACACGATCTGGAGCAACACCCTGGACTCCGCCTCCAACAATGAGTTTACCGTCTGCACTACGCTTCTGCGCTGGGTCCACCGACTTTACAGCTGGCTTCACACCTGCATCACCATCGACGACCTGGTCAACTCGAGTAACTTCCTTCCTAGGCACACGATCTGGAGCAACGCCCTGGACTCCGCCTCCAACTATGAGTTTACCGTCTGCACCACGCTTCAGCGCTGGGTCCACCGACTTTACTGCTGGCTTCACACCTGTCTTAAGCATCTCTGCTGGATTGGAGACAATAGGAGTTTTGACAACATCCTGTTTTTCATTGGTAGGAAGTATGGGAGGATGCGGTCCAAGGTCTTTATGATCGCCGAATCTTAAAGTTTCCCCCTTGGCCCCAAGTGGAATTCGTGAGTTCCCTTTCGCTTCTGCTACGACGGGCGTGGACACAATGGCTTCCTTCTTCTCCCGGAGCGCAGTTCTCGGGGTCTTACGATGCCTATTAGTGTCCGCTTCCCGTCTCCGTCGTTTAGCAGCATCATTCCGGTCTGCAGCTGACTGCGCAAGACGACGGGCGACCTCGGCCTCGCTTATCTCCGGGACTTCCTTTAACTTCTTCCTTGTGGCCCCAACGGTTCTTGGATTCTCACTAGCTCCTAGCTGAGTCTTCTTCAAGGCGCGTTGGGAAACATCGTCACTACCTGTCACAGAACCATTGTGACCATTGAGCTGGGATTCCAATAGAAAAAGGTAAGGCAGCGAATACTCTCGCGCGTCCTGGAGGTAGAACCGTGAATCCACATCAGCGTATGGTGCGAACTCCTCCACTTCGATCCATTCATAATCATTGGACCGGTTGGCTTGTCTAGGTGTAGCCTCACCTGCGGACTCATATAAAGCCGCATGCTCACTGGAAGCTTGTTTTGGTGTAGCTTCACCTTTGGCTACGTTTGGTGTAGCATAACCCGTTGGCTCATTAGAGAGAGCCACGCATCTCGTTAAGGTGCCAATCTTCCCGAACGTCGGGGTTTCAATGCAGCCGGGCACCTCAGGGGTGGCTGCATCTACTCTACTCCTCACCATAGTCCTCTTCCACCCCCAGAAATAACGACAGGTTTTGATCTCC